ACGGCACCCGCCATGTCAGCGCCGAGGCAGTTAGCCCAATCTTGACCGCCGATAGTTTAAACGAGGTCAAAAAGGCTACCCGCGCTCTCCTTGTAGGTGGCGCAACCGTTAACCGTCAGACTGGCTACCATGTCCACCTTGGCGCGGATGAGTACGGCACCGAGGGCATCGCTGGCTTGGTGTGGAATTGGAATTGGGCGCACAACACCATCGGTGCGCTGGTTGCAAAATCCCGTCTAAACAATCACTTTTGCCCGCCAGTCTATCGCCCAAACCTTGAGCGGTGGGTTGAGCATGTCCGCAATGGCAATATCCGCAACCTTGAAAGCGGGCGCTACTGGTCGCTCAATTTAAACGCCTACTCAGCGCATCAGACCGTAGAGGTACGCCTACACCATGGCACCCTCAACGGTTCCAAGGTCAAGGCTTGGGCGGAATTCGTGAGCGCAATGGCGCGATTTTCAACTGCTGGTCACCGCCTCGTTGAGGATACATGGACAGATGCGGACAACCGCGATTTAAACATCGTGGCACTGCTTGAACTCCTCGTGTCGGGTGAGTACCTCGCACAAGATACCGCCACTTATCTCAAGGGCAGAGCGGAGGAACTAAGCAACCGCTAAGCGGTAGCCCGCCCCTAGTGGGCGTGCGTAGGTGCAATCCCTACGGCGGGCGCTAGTGATACCAAATCGGTGTCACTGTTTAAACTGACGAAAGGAAATACGGTGTTACCGCAAACGAAATACATCACGGAAGCACTTGAAATCTTGACCCCATCATCCGCACGGTGGAAAGCGGGTCAAGGTTTAAACGAGGCAGACCAACTTAAAGTCATCGCGCTCCTTGAGGATGCGCTCTCAGAAGATAGTGAGGCATAATCATGGAATACATCAACGGCTCGGCGCTGGTATTGGTTGCGCTCCTAGTGTGGGCGCTGTACAAGGTGCGCAACTCATGAGTACTAACGAACGCCACGGAAAGAACAACGAGTGTTTAAACTGTGGCGAATCATTCTACGACCCGCATCAACCAACATGTGTATGGTCAGACGATTACAGTTTAAACATGGTTACATGTGGCGACTGCTTGCGCTCTGATTGCAACGGGTGTATCTAACATGGTATACTTACCACTCAACAAACTAACAGACTGGAGAACAAAGTAATGTGTGGAATCGCAGGCTATTGCCTAGACCCAAAGCACGCTAAGCGTGTCAGCACCGCCGACCTAGCAGGGCAGATGCTCCTTGATATTGAGCATCGTGGCTACCATGCGACAGGCGTGGCGTATATCAACCCAACCAACGGCAGGCGCGTAATCCGCAAGGCTCCCCTATCCGCCACCGATTTCATCAAGCGTAGCGGACAACACCTATGCGCTGGCGCTAACACCGCTATCTTGCACACGCGGTGGGCTACACAAGGCTCGCCCACAAACAACCACAACAACCACCCAATTCCTCGCGGGCGTATCGTGCTAACTCACAACGGACATGTCAGTAATGACAGCGAGTTGTTTAAACTGCTCAACATCCCACGCGTCGCACAAGTTGACAGCGAGGCAGTCACCGCACTGCTTGCCTTCAGCAAGGCAAAACCATGGCAAGTACTGCCACAGATGCGAGGTACTGCAGCGCTTGCATGGATTGAGCAAGATGATGCACGCACGCTACACCTAGCGCGTGTCAATTCATCACCGCTATGGATTGGACAAACCAACACAGGCTCATTGGTCTACGGCTCAACAGAGGACACCATTGAGAACGCATGCGTGATGCTTGACTCAGAACTAGATTGGAAATACTCAGCATCAGAGGGCGAGTACTTCAAGGTACGCGATGGCGCTATCATTGAGTACGAAACCTTCAAGCCTACACGCTACTCAGGAAACTGGAACTATCGTGACTCTCAGTGGGACAGATACTGGGACAAGCAGGAGGAACTAGCCTTCTAGTTGTTTAAACCAAAAGAACCCTCGTTGCGGCGGGGGTTTTTTTGTGCGCACATTGTAGCCACATTGTATATACACCTCTGTTTAAACAGAACTATGACCAGACCTGGAAGATGTTGTTCCAAAAGTTTAAACAAAAAAATAATTTTAAATTCCAGGCAAAAATCCTTGACTTTAAAATATGTCTATGTAATTATTTGATAGTGGCAACAACGCCACACCTACGAAAGGAAAGACATGCTAGTAACAGATGTAATCGCAGTAACCTTGGGGCTACTTGCCTCGCTCATTCTAATCTTCTGCCTTGCTCGTGCCAATGCACGACTTGAACAGCAGAACTCATACCTACGCAGTCGCATCAGCGACATGCGTAAGCAGATGAACAACATGGTGGAGCGCCCATTCTAATGAGCGACACAAAGACACCGAGGCAAAGACCGCCCCACGCACTGGCTCAGAGCAGAGCAAAGAGCAAACTCGTGGAACGCTACCGAGAGGAATATGTAACTCTCTATCGTGAGGAGTGCGCCAAACTTGGCTTGCGCAATCACCCAACAAAAGCAGAACGCTTAGCAAGAATCCGTGAACAACTACGCAAACTAGAAGAAAGTGCTGGTGTTTAAACATGACTGAATATAAATTTGAAATTACGGTTACAGATGAATACGCTGGAAGCGAACCAATGGATGAAGCAAGCATGCGTGATTACATTGTGTTACGCCTTCAATCTCAGTCAGTAATCCAAGTCAACAAGATTGAAAGAGTAGGTGTTTAAACTATGTACGAAGGCTGGAAAAACTACGAAACTTGGAACTGTGCGCTGTGGATTAACAATGATTACCCGTTGTATCTATCAGCACGCCTATTTATGAAGGCATACAACGGAGCCAAGCCATACCGTGATTGGGTACATATTGCTGGACTTGAGAACGCAACAACTAAAGATGGTTGCAAATGGATTAGCAGTAAGTTATCCTACGCAGAACTAAACGACATGATGGAAGGGCTAAACTCATGAGCAAATGTGGCGCATGCGGTGGCACTATCTCTAACACGCTCGTACCTCACGGAGCAATCTGTGATGACGACATCAAAGCACCAAGCATCAACGACCTAATGAAATCCTTAGACGAGGAAGAAATGGAGGGAGAACATGAGTAAATCAGCCAAAGGTGTAGTCATCAAACCCGATGGTACACATGAGGAGAAGGTGTTTAAACAACTCCTTGACTACCAAACATCTGTCAATGGAATCATTGATGCGGTGCGGTTGTACGATTACAACGGGGTAGAAGTTGGATGCGCCTATGTAGATGATGAAGGCTTGCTCAAAGGCTCGCCACTTAATCCACTGGGTAGCGCAATCTCATTCTTATTCGGCAACACGCCTCACCTAGTAGGCAACATCGTGCTGGTTGGTAAGTCAGATGATGAGGGGTACGACACCGACATCCCTGAATATCTACTCACACTTATCAGAAACATTAGCGCCAAGGAAGAACAGGTCGCATAATGTTTAAACGATTAGTCGCCATCTTCCTCATTGTTACCGCATCGGTAGCAATAGACGACAGATTTTTTGACAAAGAACATGTGCCAGTAGCAAACCTCACTCGTGACGGACACATCGCTGGCACTGTGGTCGCCTTCTATGAGAACGAATACCAACGCTACGCAGTAGACATGCTCGCACAAATGGGCAAGTTAGAGCAATGGTCATGCCTATACACGCTATGGATGCGAGAGAGTAACTGGAATCCACGCTCACTCAATCGTAAGTCAGGCGCGTATGGAATTGCACAGTTCATGCCGAGTACATGGAAGTTAGTTGGGTTTAAACGCACAGACAACGGCTTCGTACAAGTGGAGGCAGGGCTTGCATACATTCAAAGAAAATACGGTGGCAATATCTGCAAGGCTCTCGGCTCAAACCTATCAAGGGGATGGTACTAATGAATGAATACCAAGAACTAACACAAGGATTGCGCAAGCACCTTATCCTCAGTGGTCTTACCTACAACGCAGAGGTACCCACTGAACCAGTAATCACTAAACCAGTACGCGTTGAGATACTGGTCGCCTCAGTTATGGAGTATCTAAATGCAACAGGCTACGCAAACACGACCAAAATTTCATAGAGTACGCAAGGCGTTAGATTTAAACAATCGTGTGTACTACACGCTGGTATACAACGCCCGTAACTTTGATGGAGCCAAGTGTTTTGGTGTACCAACCGAGGTGTTTTACCCGCTCACGGATAAGTTTACTCCCGAGGAGGAACGCTACATCCGCGAGCGAGTATGCGGTGGCTGTCCAGTACTAGAAGCATGCGCTGAATGGGGACTAGTCCATGAGCGCTACGGTATTTGGGGTGGCATGACACCAGTGATGCGTGATAGAGAACGCAGACGGCGTAAGTGGGGACTAACCGACCCGCACTTGAAGGAAACGCAACGATAGGTTACACTAAGAACAGAGAACGCCCGCAAAACTCCTTTCGTCAGGTCTGTATCCAGTCACAGATTGCGGGCGTTCTTCTATTTAAGAAGCAGATTTATCGCCAGTAATAATACGGATAGCCCAGTCAAGACCAGTGTTTAAACCTTTAGACCACTCATCTTTCTCTGTAATCTTTGAGTACTCAATCTTCTGTACAAACTTTTGTACGAACGCATTGTGAAGAAGGTTAAATCTTTCAAAGAACTCATCTTCTGTCACAGTTTAAACGCATGCCTCACCAACATAAATACTTCGTCAGACAAATCATCAAGGGTGCCATCGTTGTATACAACACGGTCAAACATATAGTTATCCATGGCACGCTCACTAATGTGGTCATTGACTGCGCTGTGGTTGTGTCTGTTTATACGCCACACTTCTCCGCCTCGCTCTTTAATCATGCGGGCTTCGTTAGGAAAGCGTACATCAGGTATAACAATGCGCTCATCAGTGTCAATCTGATTGAACAAACGCCATACCCAAACATCTTCATGGATTAACTTGCGACCTACTTCAGTACCCATGACCTGTAACAAACGGCGCACTTCATCTTTAGCCTTGGCTATGTCCCACCCATACATCTGAACTATCTCATTTAAACGGTGACCATCATGCAAGATAGGATTCAAAGCAGTCAACGCATCTCTTATGCCATCAGCGAACGCCTTGCGTTTAAACTCATAGTTCAATACTAATAACTCGGCAACTGTATCTTTACCACTGCGGGCATAACCGCTCAATCCGATAATCATTTATCCTCCTTGTATGGGCTGTGCTTCTGTTCTTTCTGACAATGCAAACACCAGTAGTAA